TTCCGCATCATAATCAGGTACTACATGTGAAGGAATCAATGCCATATTACCTCGAATTGGTAAACAATTACAAAATCTTGTCTTGCCATTCTTCAATTTAATATGAATCATCATAATCCTCCTACTTACCATTCCAGTTAATTGGTCTGGTGTAGTACAACGAGCAGAGCCTGAAATCCGTGGGTTAAATATAAATCGCTTATAACGCGAATGTTCATCCCAAAATTCCGTAGCTGAATGCTCCTTCTTCTTTTCAGTAATATCTACACTAGGTCGCATATATTCCGCTGCCTCTGATGTTAGCATATCATAAATTAATTTGATAACAGAACCAATCATTGACATAGCGGTAATACCACCAAGCATGGAAATGAATCTAGCTCTATCAAGCATAGTCATCTCCCTCAGATAATCACTAGGTTTCTTCATATGTTGTATTTTGTATTTAATTACATAACACAATGCTTTATAAAGTAACCATTGTTGAATCTGAATTGTAAGTATAAGTACAACATATATCCTTGGATGGTGCGTAATACACATTAAACAAATCGTGTATACAAAAATCGCTTTAACACAAATGTCAATGCAATATTTACTAATAATCCAATTACGACATATCTTAGTACTCAAAATAATAAATACCAACTCACTTATTTTTCTAAAAACTAATGCCTCCAAATCGTAATACTTCTGGAAAACATTATCAAGAATACCAAATTCAGAATCAAGAACTTCGTTAGTCCTGTTAATATCAAGTGGAAAACCTTCGTCATCCAATTGAATATCAACATTATCACGCTGAGTCTTAACAAAACTACGTTGTTCCTTAAAATGCTTTGCAGTATTTTCCTTTAAAAATTCCAAAAATTCGCACAAACTCACTTCTCGCATCTCTTTCCCCTTAAATACTATGGGTACATAAGTGACGCGTTGTGTTTTATTATTTCCCTGGCGAATATTGCCAGAATGCAAAATTGGTCTTTCCAATGTAAACAATGCAAAATCCGGATATGCTATTCCTGCAAAATCTCTTTCGACTTTAGCAGAATCGAGCATAGCTGAATCTGACAACTGATATTTCTCCCGCACTGTTTGTGTGACAGTAATATCAAAACGGCGGGCAACTGATAAAGGTTCATTAGAATAATGTGAAGCGTTCAAATCTTTTACATTCGTAGTAGCTAACACAACTCTTGGCTCAATCATAATATTTCCTTTCAAATCGGCATTTGGGTTCAACGCCGCCTGCGGGGAATTATTAATAAACTGAATAACCTTCAATAACGGATTGCCTTCCGTAGTTTCTACAGTACTATTACACAAATCATCTAATATTACTCCTGTATGATGTGTTCGAAATTCAGACTGAAATTTATCAGCTTCATTCAAAACTACAACGGAGTCAGATGACGCGCGAAAACCATTGACTTTTAAAATATATCGTGTGACAGCGTTCGCTATCGACGATTTTCCTACTGATGATCCACCAAACAATAAAATTCCATAAGGTTTCATCCTAATAAAATCTTTCTGTGAGGCAATACGTTTTGCTTGTAAAA